GTTCAGTGACGCCAAGCTCCTGGTCCGCTGTGTGCGGAACGCCGAGGGCAGGCGGCTCTTCACGGAGGCCCATCTGCCGCAGCTGATCGAGCTGCCCAACTTCGTCAAGGCGCCCTTGATCGCCAAGGCGATGAAGCTCAGCGCCATCGGCGGCAAGGCGGACGCCGAGATCCTAAAAAACTACGCCAGGACCCTCGCCGGCGTCTGTTGATCCGGCTGGCGAGGGCGGACGGCTGTCCCGTCGAGGAGGTCCGGGCCCGCTACAGCGCCTACGAGCTTCGCGAGCTGGAGCTGGCCGAGTCCGAGGCCCCCTGGGGCGAATCGGCCGAGACGCTGCGGGCGATCTACCTGGCGGATGTGGTCCTGGCGGCCTTGGGCGACAAGGAGGCGGGCCGGGAGGCCCGCCAGATCCTCAATCGGCTGATGGGCCCGGTCCGGGGCCGGCGTCGAACGCTGAAATCACAACTGGCGCAGAGGAGTGCAAAGTGAAAGCGTAGAAGCGTGGAACCGTAGAAGCGCAAGAGGGGTCTTGCGCTTCCACGCATATACGCTCCCACGCTTCCACGAGGTTTATCATGGCGAACACGACCGTCGGCATTGTCTTTGAGGTGGCCAACCGGGGCACGGCGGGGATCCAGAGCATCACGCGGGACCTCGGCCGGTTCGATCAGACGGTCTCTTCGCTGTCCCGGACGATGAGCCGGCTCACGACGGCGGGCCTGGTCGCCGGGGGCGTCCTGCTCTTGGAGCGGGCGGGCCGTGCGACGCTGACGATGGCCGCCGAGCAGGAGAGCGCCGAGCGGAGTCTGGCCAAGTCCCTGGCCGTGACCAACGACGCCCGGGCCGAGACGATCGAGTCGCTTCGCCGCCAGGCCCAGGAGATGGCGAGCCTGACCGACTACAGCGATGAGCAGATCCTGCGGGAGATGGCCATCGCCCACAACACCGGCCTGGCCACCGACCAACTCGTCTCCGGCACGAAGGCCGCCATCGGCTTGGCGGCGGCCCTGGACAAGGACCTATCCCGCACGATGCGGGTCGTGGCCCTGGCCTCGCAGGGCCAGACGCGGGAACTGGGCGAGCTGGGGATCGCGGTCAATCGCAACGCCTCGGCGGCCGAGACCTATCAGACTGTGCTGGCCAAGGGCCACGCCGGGTTCGAGGTCGCGGTGGAGGATGCCAGGACCCTCAAGGGCGAGACCGTCGGACTGCTGGAGGCCTGGCGCGACATGATCCAGGAACTGTCCCGGCCGATCACGAAGCCCGCGGCCGGGGCGATCGGGACGCTGGGCAACGTCTTTAAGACCCTGCAAACGGAGATCGAGGTCATTCGCGAGCGGGAGGACATGCGGCTGGACCGCATGTACAAGTCACTCTCGCCCGATATGCAGGAGTCCTTCCAGAAGGCCTACGAGTCCAAGTTCGGCAAGCAGCTCACCGTGTACGGCCGCGTGGGCAGTCTGGTGCCCCTGTCGTGGAAGGGCCAGGAGGAGTTCGACTACACCAGCGCCGTCGATCCGCAGGAACGCTCCTACGCCTGGCAGCTGCTGCGGTCGTACCAGCGGGCGGCCCAGCGGCAGCGCGAGGGGCCGCCGACCACCCAGGGCCTCGCTCCCGAGGAGACGACGGGCCTGTCGACCTTGACCCCGATAGAGGAGCAGGCCCGGGAGCAGGTGGTCCGTCTGAACGCCGCGCTCAACGAGCAGGTCAAGGCAACCTGGCTGGCCGCCCAGGGCCACGAGCGCACGGCCCAGATGGTCCAGTTCGAGACGCAGGTCCGCCAGGGCTACGCCGGCGACGTCGAGAAGCAGAAGCGCATGATCGAGGAGTACCGCGTCACGCTGGAGAGCCTGGCGGCCATCGAGAGGCGGGCCCAGAAGGCCGAGGCCCAGCGCCAGTTCAACGCCGAGCTGGAATCCTCGATCGCCTCGATCCGCCAGGAGGCGGACCTGTACGGCCTGACGAACAAAGAGCGGGAGCGGCAGACAATCCTGCAGAACGCTGCCAACGAGGCGATGCGCCGCGGCGTCGAGCTGACGGCCGCCCAGCGGCAGGAGCTCGAGCGGGCGGTCGAGACGATGCAGCGGGCCCGCGATCTGGCGGACCTGACGTTCGGCCAGGGCTTCGCCCTGGGGATCCGCAATATGCAGGAGGAGCTCAAGACCGCCGGCCAGATCGGCTATGACCTGAGCTCCATGCTGCGCGATGGCGTGGTGGGGGCGATCAACGACGCGGTCTTTCGGGCCGAGGACCTCGGCGAGGCCCTCGAGCAGGTGGGCCTCCAGATGCTCGAATACTGGGCCCAGGAGGCGATGTGGAAGCCTCTGGTCACGCAGGGCATGGACTTCGGGACGCAGCTGCTCGGCAATGTTGCCGGCAGCCTGGCCGGCAGCTGGTTCGGCGGCGGGTCCGCCGGATCTGCGGCCGGCGATCTCAATCCTGCCATGGCGAGTATCGCCCACGCCGGCGGCGTCGCGGGCCGGGACATCCTCCCGACGCGGATCGTGCCGGCGTCCGCCTTCGCTCACGCCCAGCGATTCCACACAGGCGTCGGGCCGGGCGAGCGGGCCGCGGTGATCCGGGATGAGGAAGGGGTCTTCACGCCCGGCCAGATGCGGGCCCTGGGCCGAGGCCTGGGCGGCGATCGCGCGGTGTTCGGCGAGATGGCCGGCCTGCTCGGCCAGATCCTGGGCGCCGTCCGGGACCGCCAGACCCTCAGTGCCACAATCGTCGACAAGCGTCAGACCCCGCAGGAATGGTTCGAGAGCCGCCAGGGCGAGCAGGCCTGGAAGTACCACGCGGCGAGGAACGGGTGAACCAGTGGCCCGGGTTCCGTGACCCGTGGCCCGCAGAGAAGAACGTTCGACCCGAGTCACGGGTCACGAGAGACGAGCGACGAATCATGAGTTTCAGCGACTACTGGGAGAACAAGATCCTCGACCACATCTTCGGTAAGGCCGCCTACACGGCGCCCACGCACATCTACGTGGCCGCCTCGACGGCCGATCCCGGCGAGTCGGGCTCCGGACTGTCCGAGCCGGCCGGCGGCAACTACGCCCGCGTCGAGACGGACCCCGCCGATTGGACCGCGGCCGCCGACGGCCAGATCGAGAACGCCGCGGCGATCACATTCCCCACGCCCACCGCCGACTGGGGCGCCATCACGCACGTGGCCCTCTTCGATGCTGCGACGGGCGGCCACTTCCTGGCCCGCGGCCAGTTGCCCACCGTGCAGAACATCTACTCCGGCGGTGGGCCGCTGGAGCTCAGCGCCGGCGGCCTGGCCGTCACGCTGGACTAGGAGGGACGGATTCGGCCATGGCCCAGCTCTACGAGTTCTACAATCCCGCCTACGACAGTATCGCCTGGATCTCCGGCGGCGGGACGACGCGGGGCGGCCAGACGTTTACGCCCCAGGTCGCCCACATCCTGACCTCGGTCAAGCTGCGGATGTACCGGTCCACGACCTCCTTGTACGGCACACTGTACTGCGGGATCTTCGCCACCGGCGCCGGCAAGCCGACAGGCGCCGCCCTGGTCTCGGCGACGATCGACTACAGTACGATGGGCACCAGCTGGCCGGGCGAGGTCCGGGAGATCGCCTTCTCGCCCGGCGTCCTCGTCGAGGCCGGGACTCCCTACGCCATCGTCCTCTGGATGGCCGGCGGGACGGACAACTACGGGGTCTACGTCCTGTACAAGATGGTGGGGTCCTATGCGGGCGGCGCCCGGGTGGGCAGTGACAACGGCGGATCGACCTGGTCGACCACGGCGGACGACCTGTGGTTCGAGGATTGGGGCGAGCCGGCGGGCAAACCCTGCACGATCGCGGCGGTCTCGGCCCTGATCGTGCGGTCCAGCGGCGTGGACTTCGCCCCGGCCTGGTGGCCGTGGACCTGGCCGGTGGTCGAGACGCTCTTGTTCAATACGGAGATCCTCGACAGCCACGACCGGACCGAGCAGCGGATCGCCCGCCACGGCGGCGTGCCCCGCAGCCGCTATCGCACGACGGTCCTGCTGGCCAACGACAGCGAGGCCGCGGCGTTCGACGGCGTGATGGCGGGGTGGCTCAAGCGCACCTGGCCGGTGCCCCTGTGGCCCCAGGCCAGCCGCCACATGGTGGACCTGGCCGCCGGCATCGATCGGATCGAACTGGATACCCGCTACGCCGATTTCCGCGACGACTCCTACGGCCTGATCTGGCAGGAGGATCAGTATGAGATCGTCAAGATCGCCTCAAAGACCGACGCGGCCCTGGTCCTGGCGACCGACCTGGCCCAGGCCTTCGCCGGGGCCAAGTGGATCATGCCCTTGCGGCGGGGTTATCTCCAGGGCGCCGCCGAGCGGGAGCGTCTGGTCGGTGGGGCGGTCCTGGTCGAGATGACCTGGCTGGTGGTCGACAACGCGGCGGCCGCCGGCCACACAGCGCCCTTGGTCTACGACGACCTGGAGGTGCTGGTCTTCCCGAGCGTCCTGGAGGGTGGCAGCCTTCGGGAGGTGCACGATCCGGACGTGGCCTTCCTCGACGCCGAGACGGGCCCCTTCGTCGTGGTCAGCAACAGCGAGCGGAATCTCGTCCGCCGGCGGCACCTTTGGCAGTGCACCACGGCCGCCCAATGCTGGTCGCTGCGTCAGTTCCTCTGCGCCCTGCGGGGCCGCCAGGGCGCGTTCCTGGCGCCCACGTTCCGGGACGATCTGACGTTGACCCGCCCCGTGGCCGCGGGCGATATGAGTCTCTACGTGCGCAACGGAGGCTTCGCCCGCCATCTGGGCGCTGGGGCCTTGGGACGGTACGTGGCCTTTCGGCCGCCGCCGGCCGAGATCCTGGTTCGCAAGGTCGCAGGTCTGGAGGCCGTCAGCGGTCAGGAGGAGCGGATCGATCTGGATGCAGCCCCCGGGCGGGCGTTCGCCGCCGGCAGCGGCCTATTCTGGGTGGACAAGTGCCGCCTGGCGGACGATGCCGTCGAGTTCCAGTGGCAGGGCCACGGCGAGCTGTCGTGCGCCGTCGACTTGGTGAGGATACCCTGACAATCAAATCCAAAATCCGAAATTCGAAATTCGAAACAAACTCAAATGACCAAAACGGAAGAAAATCCAAAACGGCGGGGCTGCGACGATAGCCGGTTTCGATCATTGGGTTTTCGATCCTTCGTGCTTGTTTCGGATTTCGGATTTCGATATTCGAATTTCCCTGGGGGAGTGATCGGATGACCTTTTGGGAGAAAGAGACCTCGCTGATCGAAGCGGTGCCGTACGAGCTGCACGAGTTCCAGCTCGGCGAGTCCGCCACGTTCTGGCGGTATGCCGACGCCCCGACCGACGTGGTCTACGGCGGCCACACCTTTGCCGCCTGCTACTGCAGCGGCGGCCGGATCGAGCAGGGGGGCAATGTCCTCAAGAGCCAGACGATCGTCAAGGTGGACTGGCGAAATCCCTTCGCCTGGCAGTACACGGTCGCGGCGCCCGAGGAGGTCGTGCACTACATCCGCTACAAGGGCCACGGCGCCGACGTCGTGCCGATCTACCGGGGCGACGTGGTCGACGTGGTGTTCCGCCAGTCGGACCGCCAGGGCAACCGCTGGGCCGAAATCGTCGTCGATCCGGTCACCGCCGCGATGCAGCGAGCCGGGCTGGTCACTCGCTATAGTCGCCAGTGCGGCGTCGAGCTCTACAGCGAGCTGTGCGGGGTCCTGCGAAGCCAGTTCAAGACCCTCGGCGTGCTCGACACCGTCAATGGGCCCTTGCTGACCAGTCCGGCGTTCGCCGAGCAGGCCGACGGCTGGTGGGTGGGCGGGGATATCGTGGTCAACGGCCGCCGCCGCAGGATCCTCCAGCACAGCGGCAACCAGATCCGGATCGCGCCGACGGCCCCGGGCCTGGCCACCGGGCAGAGCTTCGAGGTCTATCCCGGCTGCGATCATCTGGTCGCGACCTGCCAGGGCAAGTTCAGCAATCGCGGCGACTATCGCGGCCAGCCCAATATCCCGGACGACGACCCGTTCAGCCAGTGGGGGATCCTCTGATGTTCGCCATGCCCATTCTGGCCGTGTTCCAGTTGATCCCGTTCCTCTGGCAGATGTTCGTCGCCATGGCGGTCTCGACGGGCGTGTCCCTGCTGCTGGCCAGGAAGCAGAAGGGGGCCAAGCCGGCGGGCAAGGAGGATTTCGATCTGCCGACGGCCGAGGAGGGCCGGCCGTATCCCGTGCTCTTCGGCTGCCGGAGGATCCGTTCGCCCAACGCCGTCAGTCCGCTGATCCAGCTCTACGTCAAGGCCAAGAAGAAACGCAGCGGCATCGGCTCCAAGACGACCGTGGCCCACTACTATTCCGTCGGTCTGCACCTGGGCATCTGCCAGGCGAATATCGACGGGATCCGGCAGATCTGGGTCGCCGACACCTGCGTCTGGCCCGTGCTCAACGACCCGGCCTCCCAGGCCGCCGACGGCCAGACCCTCGCGACGATCGCGGCGGGCGAGTGTTTTGGCGGCTACAAGCGGGAAGGGGGCGTCTCCGGCCCCGTCCATATCCAGTACGGCCGGTCCGACCAGACCCTGGACAGCTACCTCTCGGCCCAACTCGGCGCCGATCAGCCGGCCTATCGGGGCTTCACCGGCGTGGTCCTGGCCCTGGTCTACATCGGGACCCTGCCTCAGATCAAGCCCTGGAGCTTCCTGGGCAAGCGGACGGATACGCTCACCGACGGCTCGGCGATGTGGTACATCAGCAAGGCCGCGGTCGGTTCCGAGGGCGACCTCAACGCGATCCACATCCTGTACGAGCTGCTGACCTCGAGGATCGTGGGCCTGGGCAAGGACACGAGTCTCATCGGCGCCAGTTTCACCGCCGCGGCGGATACGTGCTATGAGGAGGGCTTTGGCCTCTCGGCCGTGTGGGACTCGGCGTCCGACGACGTCGAGGGCCTGGTCCAGCAGATCGAGGCCATCCTTGACGGCAAGGTCTACGTCGATCCCGCCACGGGCAAGTTCGAGATCGGCCTGGTCCGGGCCGACTACGATCCCGAGGAACTGGAGGCCTTCGACGAGAGCGACTTCTGGGTCGAGCAGATGCCGACCAGCTCGCCCGGCAAAGTGCCCAGTAAGACGATCGTCCATTGGCACGACCGCGTCGCCTGCCAGAGCCGGCCGGCGGTCGACGACGACATCGCCCTGCTGACCCGCCAGGGCGGCCGGCCGGTCGTGCAGGAGTTCGACTATGCCGCCTTCGTCTGCTCGGGCGAGCTGGCCGGCCAGATCGCCGCCCGCGAGCAGCAGCAGGTCTCCGCCATGCCCAAACGCCTGACGCTGCGGGCCCTGCGAACGATGGCCCACCTGCACGAGACCAGCGTGGTCAAGATCTCCTATCCGGCCCTGAACATCGCCAGCATGATCGTGCGGGTCGTCACGATCGACCGGGGCTCTCTGGCCGACGGCGGCTGTGTCCTCGAAGTGGTCGAGGACGTCTTCGGCCAGGCGTACACGACCTACGGCACGCCGCCGGCGCCCGGGGCCGCGGCGGCGGGCGAATCGATCCAGGACCGGTTCCTCGACGACGACGGCTCCTCCCAGATCGTCTTTACGACGTCGAGCGCCGAGAATGGACCCTATTGAAGATGTGGAAGCGTAAAAGCGTAGAAGCGTAAGAGTCCTTCTTCCCAACGCTTCCACGCATCCACGCTTCTACGCTTCAACGCGACGAAGGAGCAAGTATGATCAGAACCCAAGGCATCCAGTTCTTCTTCGAGCTGGCCAACGGCCAGCAGGCCAAGCCCGCCAACTACTACGTCGGTTTCTGCGAGGAAGCCGAGAGCGAGATCCCCGCCAACGCCTCGCTGAGCGATCTGACGGAGCTCTCCGGCAACGGCTACGCCCGCCAGGCCGTCCCGGCGAATGCGACAGGCATGGTCAGCGCCGCCGGCGGCGCCAACGGCCGAACCTTGACGACCCAGGAGGTCACCTTCACCGCCTCCGGCGGACCCTGGAGCCTGGCCAAGACCAAGTTCCTGGCCACATCCGCCGACAACAGCGGCAAATTGATCGCGACTGAGCCCATCAATGCCGGCAGTGGCATCGCTCTGGGCGATGGCGAAAACTACGACGTGGCCATGACGATTGCTGGCGAGCCGTAGAGAACGGTGACTCGGAAAGTACACGATTCGTGCATGATCGTTAAGTTCTTGACAGGCCAATGGTTATGTCGTGAGCTACGCCGGAGGCATCGAACGCAGAGCAGAGACGATCCAATTCATTTTCTGCTTATTTTCTGTTTTTTCCTCATTTTTCTTTGATCTTCGGGCTGTCATGTCAGATATTATATAGAGCAGACCCGTCAAGCCTCTGTCACCAAAGTGGCATGCTGAAATAGGCGGGTTTTTTTTTGCTTGGCTGGAGAGGACAGTGTGAGATACGACAAGCCCCCGCTCACTTTTCAACAGCAAGCCGATTTGCTTTTGTCTCGCGGCCTGATCGCCGACAGAGGCGAACTCATCGCGAAATTGAAGGCCGTCAACTACTACCGCCTCACCGGATACCTGTATCCTCTCCGGAGATCGGATGACACTTTTCATCCGGGCACTACATTGGACCTCGTATGGCACAGGTACGTCTTTGATCGGCAGCTGCGACTGCTCGTGCTCGATGCCGTCGAGCGCGTAGAGGTCTCGGTGAGAACGGCTGTCGTGTATGAACACTGCCATCAGTACGGGCCTTTCGGCTACGTGGATCCGATCAATCTGCCCAAACTCAATCAACGGGACTTCGATGAGTTCCTACGACGCACGAGAGAGGATGCCCGAAAGAGCAAAGAAGCCTTCGCGATCCATTTCAAGAGCAGGTACGGCGATACGCATTCCGATCTGCCCCTGTGGATGGCCGTCGAGTTGATGTCGATGGGGTCCCTGTTGACGCTCTTCAAGGGAATGAACTCCAAGAGCAAGAAGGTGTGTGCCCGTCAGTACGGAATCACCTGGGAGACTCTCGAAAACTGGCTTCTGTGTCTGAACACAATTCGGAACATCTGCGCTCACCATGCCAGGCTCTGGAATAGAGTTCTAGGCATTAGACCTGTGATTCCGCGAGATACGGAGTGGCACCGTCCTGTGGAGGTCCGCAATGACCGCGTGTTCTCCGTTCTCACCCTGTTGAAGTACGCCCTGACCATCGTGGCTCCCCAAAGCAGATGGTCAGACCGGCTCCGATCATTGATGGAAAAGTACCCTGATGTTCCGCTGGGAGACATGGGCTTTCCTCAGAATTGGAGGGATTGCCCCATATGGCGATGCTGAGCCAAGATCCACCGTATTGCTTTCGTCGACGGCGTGACTGTGCGCGCCCGGTATGCGTTCCGTGTGGTTTTGACCTTGATTTCCCGATGAACCCACGGATAATCTCATCATAGAATCGCTCGCGGAATGGATCTACACCCCGTCCGACACGCCGAAAAGGCCTCTGGCGGGGTTTTGCTTCCATGGGGCCTGCCCACCCTGTGTCAACACCCGCGGCATCAACAAGACCGATTGGATACGCGTCGACCTTGCGATGTACGACGCAGGCCTCGATCCTCGAGACTACCGACCGCGAGGCACTTGACGGGAACTGCCATCTGCAGTGGCCAGGGCAGACCGCATGTCTGAGATGAACAAAC